AAAATTGGCTTATTGCTTCCTTTGGATACGATCAACAGACAATAGAAGTTTTATTAAGTAGTGCAATAGATGCTGTTGGAACAACTGCTCCTAACAGAGTATTTACAACAGACCTTGTAGGTTTTTTACCTCGTACTGGAAATATACAAACTTTATGAAGCCACATCAACTTATTGGTTTACGTTATAGATTAGGTGCTGATCCTGTAAAACATCATGCAGCTGACTGCGTTTCATTAGCAAGAACAGTTTTAAAATATTACGGTATTACATCTCCAGAACCTACAAGAGATTGGTATAAAAGAGTAAGAAAAAAAGATTTTGGAATATTTAAAGAAGAACTTGAAAAGTGGGGAAACGAGACAAAAGAGTTTAAAATAGGTACAGTAGCATTATGTAAATCTAATGTTGGATATGGCCTTGCAGTTTATTGGAAAGATGGATGGCTGAATTGCGGAGAGTCGATGGTTCGATGGAGCCCATTAGACAGATTGGACATAGAAAAATACTACTACCCTTCGAGCAAAAACTTTGTGAGCAGTTAGGTCTTAGTAAAGAAGAATACTTTAAATTTTTAGAATATACCTTAAGTCAAAACGGAAAAAGGCCAAAGGAATATGACAATATTCCATACATTGTCAATATGCCTCAAGTGCTGTTTGTTGGAGGTACTATTAGTGGAGGTTTAACTGTTGCTGGTCAGATAATTGTTGGTTTAGTTCTTACCCTTGTTTCATACTTCTTAACACCCAAACCAAAACCTCCCAAAACTCCTCCTAGTCTTACTACGGCAGGTCAGCAGGGAACAAGAAGATTTGCACCACAGACAGGTTTTGATACGGCACAGGAGCTTGCAGAGTTAGGTGCTGTAATACCTTTAGTATTTGCTAAATACAAAACAAAAAATGGACTTAACTTTGGTGGTATTCGTGTAAATACACAACTTTTATGGTCACAGATGAGAAGTCTTGGCAAAGGGCAACAAATAAAAGCAATATTTGCTCTATCTTCAGGAATTTTAGGAAGTGGAGCTAGTAGTAATCCTAATGATAATAATTATGGCGGTCCAGATTTTAATGGTTTTGCGATTGGAGATATGTTATTAAAAAATTATTCAGAGGGTAAATTCAGATTATTTTGGTATGACGGTAGTGGAGATGGTAAATTTAGATTTCCAGAAAACAAATATCCTCAAGGTAATTTAGAAAGAGAAATATCAAGAAATGGTCACACCTCTTCAGATGGTACTGAATTACCTCTTATTGACAGTGATTATACTGGTTCGTTTGTAGATAATACATTTTGTGCAACTCGCACCCCATCTACACAAAATATTTTTGGTAATTACAATCCAGTGCCTAACAGCATGAGGTTTATGCTTCCTTATGAATTAATTCTTGTACAAAAAAACTTAGATGGTGATGTTAAGAAAAAAACTATTATTAAAAGACGAAAAGTACAAACAAACTTTCCCAGATACCAAGCCGTATTTAGTGTTCGGGGTAATGTAAATCATGGTAAATACAATGTTGCAAAAGGTGACATTGTTAGATACCAAATAGCAGAGTACGATCCAAATAATGAATATGATTTTAGTGATTGGAGTGCTGAAGATGTCGCATCTTCTGTAAATGCTGATAGAGAAAATACAGACGATACTTTAGCAATAGGCGAACAGTATTTAATTGGAACGGCAAAAGGTATTTTAATTAGTCATTCTGATGGTATTTGGGAAGAAAATAAAATAAAAGGATTTAAATTTAAAATTATTGAACCAGGTGAAGTAGAAGTAAAAGGCGTAAAACAAGCACACAATCCATACGAAACATTGTTAATTCAAAAATGTGCTATCGGAGTAATTACTAATAGCTATAAATGTGACACCACAGAAATTGGTATTAAATCTGTCGTAAATAAACAGATAACAGGATTTGCAAACGTTAATAGTCATCCTGGTTTTTGGCGATATTATGGCGAACCTGATAATGCAGGTCGTGATGGAACGGTTCACGATTATGAAAAAAAAGACGGTAATATTTCACTAGGTCAGATGAGTAAATATGTAAAAAGATATAGTTTTTTTAAATTATATACAAGAACTGTAGGTGAAGATAAGTGGACTGAAATAGGTAATAAACCTTTCGCTGTTTTAGGAAGAACACCTCAACCTCAATATAATTTTATAAGAATAAATCATACTAAGGAAGAATTAAGAGAATTTAAATTAGAGCCTTACCCTGGTAATAAAATAAAATCTCAATACATTGGTCAAGAAATAAATCTTTTAACAGGTACAACATTAAATCATGTTCAAACGGGAAATTTCACTATATATTTTAATGGTCAATCAAATTATGTTTTAACAGCATCTAGAGCTAGTAATCCTGAATGGTTTTTAGGAGAAATACCGCAAGCTGATGATGCGAACCAAGGAAAAGTTTTATCTTTTGATCGTTTTTCAGTTGATACGCCAAGAACAAAAAAAGAATATGTTGAATTTGAAAGAAACTATAACGGTGATAGTAAAAAAAAGACGGCTGTATTGCAACAGCAGACAAAAAACGGTGTTGTTGGATACCCTAGAAAAAGAACTGCTTTGTATTTCTATGATGGTAATTCATATAAAGGTAGATATGTTGACGCTCAAAGACCCAGTGGACCGTTCGCTGAAAATGATGCTAAATATAATGTTGTAAAAAATGGGATACGTTATCACCCAGGCAATGCAAAATTTCGTACAAAAGGCAAACCTGCAAGACAAGAGTTTATAGGTCAGTATGAAATAGTAAAGTCAAGATTACAAACTGTAAATACAGGTATGGTTTCAGGTTATCCAAAAACAGTATCTCCTACAGGTGGTTCTGGGTCAGGATTAAGAGTAAAAGTTGAATTATTTGATAATGGTGCTAAGAAATGGAAAATTACAGATAAAGGTAGTGGATACAGAGAAGGTGATACAGTTACTATTCCTTTTGATTCTTTTGGTAATGAGGATGTTTTTTGTAGTGTAAACTTTGGAGTTTTTGTAACAGAACCTTGGCCTAAAGGTCAAAACTTAAATCCTTATGATGCAATTGCTGATTATATAAAGTTTGACGCAGAAAGACCTTCTCATTTAGATCAACCAGAACATCAGATTACTTATGTCAATGAAATGATAAATGCAACTGACGCTGATGATCTTCAATTACCTTACAGCCAAATATCAAATGTTGGTTTAAAAATGAATAGTAGTAAGGAATTTAATAATTTTTCTCAGTTATCTGTTTATGTAAAAAATGGTATTAAAGTAGAAAATTTAATTACAGGAGCAAATGATTCATCTAATTTATTTCCTGATATTGCATACCACTTGTTAACAGATATTACAAACGGAGCAGGTAATTTAATTGGTGAGAATCAAATAAATAAAGAAGATATGAAAAAGGCTTCAGAATTTTGTGAGGCAAATAATTTTTATTGGGATGGGGTTATTACACAACAACAAAATATAAGAGAATTTATTTATCAAAATGCACTTTTTTGTTTATTAGATTTCACTATAAAAGGAGGACAATTTTCTTTAACACCAACAGTTCCCATAAATTCAAATAATGAAATTGATCGTGATGTATTAGGAAAAGATTTAGTTAAAGCATTATTTACTGATGGTAATACAAGAAATTTAAAAGTTAGTTTTTTATCACCAGAAGAAAGGCAATTATTTCAAGCAAGAGTTTTATATCGTGACGAAGTAGAAAACGGTTTTGCTAAAACTGAAGTTATAGATTTAAGACTTGGAAGTGATTTAGGAGGTAGTGAAAAGGATCCAAGAGAAGTGTTTGATATGTCAAATTTCTGTACGTCTGAAGCTCATGCCAGAACATTTGCAGAATACGCTTTAGTTATTAGAAAATTTGTAGATCATGGAATAAGTTTTGAAACTACACCTGAATCTGCAATGTCATTACAACCTGGAGATTATATTAGATTCTTTTCTGAAATTACACATAACGACAGATTTGAAAATGGTTACATATCTGCTGAAGGAGTTATACAATCACAAGGCAATTCAAATCCTATAGGAGCTAATATTTTTTACTGGAAAGCTTTCAATGAAAATGGCAGTGACTTTGGCGATCCAAGGGAGGGCATTTTAACTGCTACTAATGGTCGAGCGTCAAGTCAGTTTAGAAATTCTGTTTTTACTGTGCAACAAACAAATACTGCTGATCGTATTTATAAAATAGAATCTATTACATATACAGATGAAGGCTTTGTGCAACTAACAGCAACTCATCAACCTTTAAATAGCAATGGAAAGTTATCTGTTTTAGACTATGATTCAGATATATTTTCTGAAGAAGTTTAAATGGCAACTTTTAGTCCTTTCCCACCTATAAAACCTTCTTCCAGAACTTACAGCCCTGGAAAATACCCACAAACAGAATTTGTTGCACAAAATGGTGCAAAAACTATTCTTAGATATGGAGATAAACAAGTAGATGCAAAATTAACATTAAATTTTACAAATATCACAGATTCGGAAGCTTTTGCAATTTTAGAAAATTACAGATTAGTAAATACTGAACATGATTATGTAACTTTCAATCAAGCTTCAGGTCTAGCAGGTATTGGTGGAGATGGACACACTATGCCTGATGGATCGTTAGGAAATCTTGCTGCATACGTTGATGCAATACCTTTAGGGTTAAGATATAGATATGAAAGTCCTCCTACCGTTACAAGCGTCAAACCAAACAGATCAAATGTGCAATGTAAATTTGTCGCTTGCCTCAATGGGGATTAGAATAGATTTAAAAATTACTTAAAACAATGGCTGGCTTTTATTCAGGACAAGATGGTGAATTATTAGTAAATGATACTAAAGCTGCCAAAGTGAGGTCTTGGTCTTTTACATTTAACCAAGCAGTCTTAGAAACTAATTCATTAGAAGATACGGACAGAACAATTATTCATGGTATGAGAAGTTATACAGGTAGTGCTAGTATTTATTATTACCAAGACAGTAGTGGTAGCGGTTCTGGACAATTAACTACTCTTATCAATCAAGTAATTAAAGGTGGAACTGGAGCAGGTGATAGTGTTAATGCTGAAAGTTCTTACGTCAAGTTTAAATTAAAAATAAAAGATGGTACTGCTAATGGTAGATTTATCGAATTTACCGCAATACCAACTAACATAACCATGACGAGTGCTATTGGTGAAGTAATGTCAGCAGATATAAGTTTCGAGGCTCATGGAGCACCATCTGGCTTAGTTTTATAAATGTCTATATATTTTGGATCGACAGGTTTTATT